GGGATCTTAAATAAACATATTGAAAGCATAAATAAAAACTATGAAATTAATTATTTTGAAATAGTTAAATGGCCAAAAGATGAATTTCAAGATAAACATAAAGATTTTCCATTTCATCCTTACACCAGTATATTATATTTAAATGATAATTTTAATGGTGGAGAAACAATTGTTGGTGATAAAATTATTAAACCGGAAAAGAATAAATTAATAAGCTTTGAAGGAAATAAAATAATACATAGTGTAAATACTATAACAGAAGGAGAAAGATATACAATTCCTTGTTGGTACAGAATAAAAAATGTTAAAATTACTTGGAATTAAAAATTATGAATTTAACAAATTCTTATTATTATTTTAAATCTGTTATACCAGAACGTATTTGTGATGATATTGTAAAATATGGTAATCAAATGAAAAGTGAAAAAGCTGGTATAGATCATGATAACACTGGTTCAGAATTTAATTTAAAAAAAAGAAATTCAAATATAGTTTGGACAAGTGATCAATGGATTTATAAAGAGATACAACCTTATATACACGAAGCAAATAAAAGAGCAAATTGGAATTTTCAATGGGATTATTGTGAACCTTGTCAAATTACTACTTATAAAAAAGATCAATATTATGATTGGCATTCCGACAGTTGGGCTAAACCTTATGGAAAAGATAAAAATGTTAATATTGGATTTCAAGGTAAAATTAGAAAATTATCTGTAACAGTTTCTTTATCTGATTCTAACGATTACAAAGGTGGAGAATTAGAGTTTGATTTAAGAAATAAACATCCTAGTGAAAAAAATTTTTTAAAATGTGAAGAAATACTACCTAAAGGATCTTTAGTTGTATTTCCATCATTTTTATGGCATAGAGTAAATCCAATTAAAGAAGGAGTTAGAAAGAGTTTAGTCATATGGTGTTTAGGATATGAATTCAAATAAAAATAAATTTATAATACCTTTTGCAGGTTACCCTATATTTGTTATTCAAAATGGTTTTTATGTAAACGCTGATGAATTAAATTTTATTAAAAATATAGAATATCAAGATCACTTAGAAATAAATAATTTAAAACTATCTAAAAATGGAGATGTATTAGAATTACAACAATTAAAAAGATTAAAAGATTTTATTAAAGAAAGTTTAGATGATTATGTTTCTAATATATTAGAGATTGACAATAGTTTTTCTTTTTGTCAAAGTTGGTCAACTATTCAAAATGGAAAAACAAAACACCCTTCACATACACATCCTAATCATTTAATTAGTTCAGTTTATTATGTAAAAACCAAAAAAACAGAACTTATATTCAATATAGACAGATCCATATTACAGTGCGGATATTATTTTAAATATGATGTAAAAAATTATAATGTATTCAATTCACATTCCTATAAAGTAATTTTAAAACAAGGTGATATAATTTTTTTTCCAGGGCAATTACATCATGAATCTTCTACTAATGATGAAAAAGAAAGAATCGTCATGGGTTCTAGTTTTTTTATAGATGGAAAATTAGGTGATAAAAATAACTACAACAATATAGAAATAACTAACAATAAAAAAGAAAAGTATTAATATGTCTTTTAAAGAAAAAAAGTACCAAGTTGTTAAAAAAATAATTTTACCTGAAATAGCAGAATTTGTTTATAAATATTTTTCTAATAAAAAAGAAGTTTCAAAATTTTTATTTGAGCAAAAATACATCTCTCCATTTACAGAATATTTTGGTGTTTGGAATGATACACAAATTCCAAATAGCTATTGTCATTATGCAGATATTGCAATGGAAACTTTATTAAGAGAAGTAAAACCTATCATGGAAAAAGAGACAGGTTTAAAATTAAGTGAAACTTATTCTTACGCAAGAATATATAAAAAAGGAGATGTTTTAGATCGTCATAAAGATAGATATTCTTGTGAAATATCTACTACATTAAATTTAGGTGGAGATCCTTATCCAATATATTTAGACCCTACAGGTCAATACGATCAACCAGGTGTTGAAATTAATCTTAACCAAGGAGACATGTTGATATATCGTGGCTGTGATTTAGAACATTGGAGAGAAGAATTTAAAGGTAATGAATGTTGCCAAGTATTTTTACATTATAATGATGCTAGTTTAGAAACTGCTAAAGAAAATTATTTAGATAGAAGACCTTTACTTGGCGTACCTGGTTATTTTAAAAAATGAAAGAATCTTTTATAGAGAGTTTGTTTCCTATTCCTGTTTATAGAAATAATATAAATAGAAATTTTACAGAACAAGAATTACAATTTGTTAATGACCAACAAAATAATTGTGTTAGAAATGAAGGTAATATATACACACAAGATAATTATATTTTAGATAGAAAACAATTTAAAAATATAAAAATTTTTTTAGAAAATTGTTGCAAAGATTATTTAGAAAAAATTATTTGCCCTGAAAATAATATTGAACTTTATATAACTCAATCTTGGTTAAATTATACAAAAGAAAATCAATACCATCATAAACATTTACATTCTAATTCAATTATATCTGGTGTATTATATTTTAACTGTAATAATGATAGCATTAAATTTTATAATTCAAATATTAACCACACTCTTAAGCCTTTAATTAAAAATTATAATTTTTGGAATTCTGAATCATGTACTTTTCCAACAAAAACAGGAGAGTTATTTATGTTTCCTTCATCATTAAATCATGGAGTAGATGTTAAAAAAGGAGATAATATTAGAATAAGTTTATCTTTTAATACTTTTTATAAGGGTATATTGGGTTCTGACACAGCTCTAACAAAGTTGATTTTGTAATCACAAATCTTGATATAAAGTCATATTTAATATAAACCATTAAAAACAGGATTTTATATGTTACAAAAAATAGGGTTTCAACCAGGTATAAATAAACAAATTTCAGAAACTACAGCTGAAGGTCAGTGGGTAGACTGTGATAATGTTAGATTTAGATATGGCACACCTGAAAAAATAGGTGGTTGGAAGCAATTAGGCACAGATGAATTAACAGGAGCTGCGAGAGGGCTTCATCATTTTGTAAATAGTTTAGGAAGAAAGTATGCAATTATAGGAACTAATAGAATTTTATATGCATTTTCTGGAGGTATATTTTATGACATACACCCTATTAAAACTACTACTACGCTTACAAGTGCTTTTAGTACAACTAACGGATCGCCTACAGTTACAATTACTTTTTCATCAGCTCATAATATATCGGCAGGAGATATAATATTATTAGATAATTTTTCTTCAATAACTAACTCAGACTTTAACGCATCTGATTTTGATGATAAAAAATTTATGGTAACTACTGTGCCATCAACAACAACTTTAACCATTACCATGGCATCTAATGAGTCTGGATCTGGTGCAACAACATCAGGTGGTATTAGAGTTCAACATTATTATCCTGTAGGACCAGCGGTGCAAGCACAAGGATTTGGTTGGGGTTTAGGTTCTTGGAATGGTATAGACGCTGGAGCGGTAACCACAACTTTAAACGGGGCTATTAATGATTCTGTAACAACTCTTACATTAACAGATGCCTCATTGTTTCCTAGCACAGGCACAAATTTTGTGATTATTGGATCTGAGGAAATATCTTATACTGGTGTTAGTGGAAACACACTTACAGGTTTAACAAGAGGTGTTGCTGGAACAACAGCTGCTTCTCACAGCGATGGTGCAACAGTTACAAACTCAACTGATTTTATAGCTTGGGGTGAGGCAGCATCAGGAGATTTAATTATAGAACCAGGGATGTGGTCAATAGATAACTTTGGTGATAAAGCAATTTGTTTAATTCACAATGGTCAAGTATTTTCATGGGACTCTAGTCTATCAAATGCAACAACTACAAGGGCAGCAATCATAACCGGTGCACCTACTGCATCAAGGCATATGATAGTATCTACTCCAGATCGTCACTTAGTATTTTTTGGAACAGAAACAACTATAGGAACACCCTCTACTCAAGATGATATGTTTATAAGATTCTCTGATCAAGAGGATATTAATACTTATACACCAACAGCAACCAATACAGCTGGCACACAAAGACTGGCCGACGGATCACGGATCATTGGAGCAATTAGAGGTAGAGATGCGATTTATGTTTGGACCGATACTTCTTTATTTACACAACGTTTTGTTGGTCAACCATTTACATTTGCTTTTGCACAAGTTGGAACTAACTGTGGTTTAGTTGGACAGAATGCATGTGTAGAGGTTGATGGTGCCGCTTATTGGATGTCAGAAAATGGTTTCTTTAGATATGCTGGTAAACTAGAATCACTAGCTTGTTTAGTAGAAGATCATGTATACAACGATATAAATTTAGAGTCTGGTAACCAAATGGTATCTGCTGGTTTAAATAATTTGTTTGGTGAAGTAATATGGTTTTATCCATCGTCTACATCATCAGTGGTAAATAAACAAGTTACATATAATTACTTTGACTCTTCACCACAAAGACCAGTGTGGACTGTAGGAACTTTAGCTAGAACTATGTGGGAAGACTCAGCTGTTTTTGGTGCTCCACATGCAACAGAGTATGATGCAGATACAGATACATCTTTTGATGTTGTCGGAAACACAGAAGGTAAAACAACGTATTATGAACATGAGACAGGAACAGATCAAAATAAAAATGGAGTTATCACAGCCATTACAGCAAACATATCTTCTGGAGATTATGATATAAGTCAGAGAAGAAGTGCACTGGGTCAATCAACAGGAACAGCTGATCTTAGAGGAGATGGTGAGTTTTTAATGAAGATAAGAAGATTTATACCAGATTTTATTTCACAAACAGGATCTACAAGAGTTACATTACAATTAAAAAATTTTCCTAATGATACACAATCTAGTTCACCTCTTGGACCATTTGATATTACGTCAAGCACTCAAAAGGTAGATACACGAGCAAGAGCAAGAGCTGTGGCTTTAAAAATAGAGAATACAGCAGCTACACAAACATGGAAGTTAGGAACTTTTAGATTAGATATACAACCGGATGGACGTAGATAATGGCAAAAATAGCACAAGTATTAACAAGAGCTAGTAAAGAGTACGACTTTACAATTGCAGAATCACAAGTTAGAGATCTTGATGCTATTGTAGAAAAATTAAATACAACGTTTCAAGAAGAATTAAAGGATGAAGTAGAAGCACAAAACTTCTTTTTACAATAATGGCTAATAGTTTTATAAATAAAAAAGTAGACTTAACGACAACAGATCTAACAACACTATATACAGTGCCTAGTTTTAAAACTGCTGTTGTAAAATCAATACTGGTATCAGATGATGCAGGATCGGGGGCAAATATAACCGTAACTTTAGTAGATTCTAGCTCTAATATATTTAGTTTATTTAAAACAAAAGCTATATCTAGTAATGCAACCACAGAACTTTTAACTCAACCTTTGGTTATGGAAGAGAGTGAGGTATTAAAAGTACAAGCAAGTGACGCGAATGAGCTGCACGTCATAGCTTCTATATTAGAAATACAGCCAAGAGAGGTAACTTCATAATGAGAGAATTACACCCAGATAAAATTATAGAAAAGATAACAAATAAGAAAACAGGGGAAAAATATAAAAACGATCAAGAATGGAAGGCTAAAGGTATACCAGCAGAAGACATTAGACGAGATGTAACTGTAATCATGCCGAGCCTTGATTTATTCGGTGAAACAAAATAGAATGGTACGATGGCAATAACTAGAGCACAACAAGCAAAACAGATGTTACAGGACGGAGGTATGTTAGTATCACCATCTAAAGATGGTAAACGGCCTGGATATAGAAGTGCTAGAGCACAAGAAGCTCAAGGTAGAACATCAACATATTCTGGAACAACGGGAAAACAAGGGCCTACTGATAATAGAGTTGATGATAGAGGTAGTAATGAACAAAATATTAATCAAAGAGCTATACAACGAGCAGCTCGTGTAAGAGACATAGAAAACTATATTGATAGACCTACTTTTGGTTTTACTGATGCAGCTAAATTTAATATAGCACCTTTGCCAATTAAAATTTTACAAGGGTTGGCTGGTATTTTTCCATCAGGTGGAACACCAAGACCTTTAGTTCAACCAATGGGAGGCGGAGGTAGAGATGGTTCACAAATGCAAACTGTACCTCTTTGGGCACAGTTAGGTTTTAATAGTGAAGCAGAATATTTAGCATCATTAGCAGCACAACAAGAAACAGAAACAAAGGACCAAGACGAAGATTTACGATTAGCGTTTAGAGCTGATGGTGGACGTATTGGTCTTATGGGTGGTGGCATGCCTTACGAAGGTGGGATCATGGACCTTGAAACAGGAAGACAAATGTATTTCTTAGGTAAGTTAGTTAAGAAAGCAACAAGGGCTGTTAAGAAAGTTGCAAAGTCACCGATAGGTAAAGCTGCGTTGTTGTATGCAGGAGCAGCAGGGTTAGGATCACTTGGGGCTGGAGGAGGTCTTAGTATC